AGTATCGCTCATGTTTTCATTTCCATAATTATATAGGGAACCGCCCTATACGGACTACAAAATCTTCCATCTTTTTGCGTCAATGAGCTTCTGGTTAGTAAGCCCTTGAATATAACCTTCTATATCCTCTAGAACACGAAGGCGCATATACGCTTGCTCACGTTGTTCCATGTCGCTGTAATCTGTGCTTCTAAACTTCTGTATCTCTAGTTCTTTCATCTCGTTCATTACCTCAATGAATCGCTCATCTTGAAGTATCCGAGCTGCCCAATCTGCTTTACTCATTGGACTAAACCACCTAATTCTTTAATCGCTTTCAGGACAATCTCAGCTTGCTTCTGACGCATCTGCTCGTCTGCCATATCCATCGTTAGGATTGCCTGTAACTGTTGAACAGCTAACTGTGCTTCTTTAATCTTAATGTCAGCCTGTTGCTGCTGGTTCTTCATAGCCATCTCTAGACCCTTTTGGGTATATTGGGCTTCAAGTTCCATTTGCTTTAACTTTAGCTTTTCGCTCTCAATCATCGACTTGGCTGCTGTCTTTTCACGTTCTACATCAGCAAGCATCTTAGTCATCTCAGCTTGCATATCTGGAGCTGGTGGTTGTGGCTGCGCTAACGCTGCGTCCTGCTCTGGAGTAATCTCGTTAAGGAAAGCATTAGCATCTTTAAATCCTGCTGACTCGATAAACTTTGCTAACGTGGTGCGATACTGACCTACCGATACGAGCGGATTAGATGGCCCGAACTGCTGCAATATCTGCTCTTGTTTAGCAAGAATCATTTGCAACATTGCTAGCTTCTGATCTCTGTCACCAGAGCCTAAGCCTACGTTAATGCTAATGTCGTATTCATTCGCCCACGTTCTAGGATCGTACTGTACGTACTTACCACGCATACGGATAATCTTAGCCTTGTCCTGATACTTGCCCAATAGATGCGTTGCAGTAACGTTAGACAATATATCTGGATCTAAACCTGATGAAGCGTCTGTAACGCCTGTACGCTTGGCTGCAACACCGTCAAGGTATTCAAACATTGGGAACGCTTGACCAGTAACGCTAGGTACTTGCAAAGGTATCAGAGCATTAGGATTCTTTACTCGGATAATACCGCCAGGAGTTGCATTAAGCATATCGTCAAGATTAACCTGACCATCAACCACGCCAACACGAGCATTGTTCGTTAGATACAAGTTATCCAAAGTCTGACGCATTAACGTGGACTTGATTAACTGAATGTCCATCGTTCTGTCAGCTAATGACTGACCAAAGAACTTGTGCGGAATTGGGATCGGACACAACGAATGGAACGGAATTAAGTCAGTCTCATCGTCATACAGAATCTCGTTACCGCAGTAAACAATCCTGCGTAACTCAGCGATACCGTCCTCGTCCTCGTCAATACGTATAAAGCACTCGTATATCTCAACTGTCTGCATCGAGAAGTCTAAGCTAGGAGCTGAGTCAGGCTGCTCACCTTGATCGAATCGTGCGATACGCTCAGGACTGTAAGTTAAATCGTCATAGGTTGGCAGACTGTCAACTACGTCTTTATCGTAACCCATAGCGATAAGATCACTACGTGGCACTAAACGTCTGTGTGCCACGAACGGAGAATCGTCAATAGTCTTAGCAGCCTTAGAGATCAAGAACTCCTCTGGTGGCACGTTCTCAATACGTACATTACCTGACTTCTTAACCTTCTTTACCGTTACAGAGTAAGACGGAGCCATAATCGGCATACCCATCTCGTCAACTCCAGCCTCAACCATCTCTACCTTCTGACGTACAACTTCCATTGACTCGTCAGATAGCAATAAGGCAAGTTCTTCTTCTGTAAGATTCTTGTACTTCTCTTTGACTACATCTTCTTTTGATTCCCAGTAAGACTTAACGATACCTGTCTTTTGTAGCAGCGCATCCTTAAACCAGTTATGCAGAATCAGCAGACCTTCGTTCTCACGATAGAACACCCAGTTACAGTATTCAGTAGCTTGTTTTGCGCTTTCTTCGTCATTAGGTGACTTAGGCTCAAAGTAAACAATGTCCTCTGTTGTCGTAAAGACACGTAGAAGCTGTGGCAATGCGCCATCAATAGCTTCAGCTACTTCGCCTGTAACGATCTGGCTACGACCTTCTACCTCATTACCGTAAGCCTCACGTAAGTAATACTGTAAAGCCCTAGTACGCTCGTCAATAGTTTCAGAGTCGATGTATCCGAGTGCGTTCTCGATCTCGTTCTCTAAAATACTTTTTACTTGTCTGTATGCCGTCAGCAACAGATAATCTAGGAGCTACAGTAATCTCTAGTCCTGCTTCTTGGAGGACTTCTTGTCTGCTGCGTCCTGTCCCCAGTTCACGCACCGCAACGTCATGTGGAAGGTACTGGTCGAAACGTTCATATCTATTTTCTTTGAGCCAATTGACATACCAATCAAGCCCGACCCCGTGGTTTTCCACGAAATCAAGCAGCCTGACTTCTTTGCCAACCAATTGAGCCACCCACAAACAAGTAGAGTCACCCATACCCAAATCCCAAGCCACATAAGACTTGCAAAGATCGTCACGGTCAATAGTGGTGATACGACCCTTTGCTTCAAGATCGTTGATAATTGACCCATAGTAAGCCCCTTCTACGGCACTATTAAAGTTACATTCGAACTCTTGTTGGTACTTATCCTCACCCATCTCAGCACGAGCATCGTTTAATTCTTTCTCGCTAAGTACGCCTGTCTCGCTAGCCTTAAACTCTAGTAAAGCCCAGCCTTCAGCAGTCTCAGCCCTATCTCTAAAGTCAGCAAAGTGATTACGACCTTTAGGTGTGCCAATAAACAAGCACCAACCTAGTCTATCCGCTAGAGCTGGTCTGATGACTTCGTTCCAGATTTTCGGGTTTTGATCCCCAATCTCGTCAAGCACCACCCCATCAAAATATTGCCCACGTAAAGAATCGGAGTTATCGCTACCGTAAAGGCTAATGCGCCTACCCCAAAAATCCACCCTAAGCTCTGATATGTTCGCAGTAGCACCCAGTGGACGAGTAAATTCAAGTAGATAATCCCAAGCAACACGCTTCGACTGAGCGTAAGTAGGAGCAATATAAGCAAATCGTGGATTAGGCTTGTCACATTCAATTGCAGCCTTTATGAGATGGTTAATAGCACTGACAGTTTTCCCAAATCTTCTATGGGCAACTACGACTGTAAACCTATTGTTGTCAACCGCATCGTGAATTTTTATCTGCAATTCACGGGGTTTGTACGGAATTACAATGTCTGCCAATTTTTACCTTCCCAAATACGATAAATAGCAGATTTACTTACATTAAACTTTCTAGCTAATGCAGTTCCAGTTCCTTTTTTACCGCCTTTTGCCTCACGTATTTCTTTAACTTTGATATCGTCTAACTTAGCCCATTTTGCATTAGAGCCACGATTATTAGGTTGGAAATGTCTACCCATACGCATCATATCTGCTGCGTTTTCTTTTGCAGTACCAGGTTCTAAATGATATGGATTCACGCAATTAGGATTACCGCACTTATGCAGGATTATTTTACCTTTTGGTATTTCTCCACGATAGAGCCTATAAGCTGTTCTGTGCGCTCTTTCGTTGCCTTGACCTCTAGCACCACGACCAATAACTCCATATCCATTTTCATGAGTTGCGCCCATCCATACCCAACAATCCATAAAAGGAATCCGCTCTACCTTTGCCTCAAATCTTTCGGCTAATGACTGTCTCATTTCAGCCATGTCACGCTATGCTCTACTGCGCCACCATCTGCACCTGTTATCTCTGACCTAGCCAGCTTAGGTACGTGGTACTCACATAGCTTATTCATTAGGTCTAAAGCCTTGTAAGGATCGTCCTTAGCTACCTGCTCTAGCCAACCATCCATGTTCTCTACGTTGCGTTCTAGTAGCTTTGCAATAGCTTCCTTAACGATAGATGTTGACTTATTGACCGCACCTTTAGGTCTGCCCTTACCCATATTAGTAAGATTAGCTATTCGTGCATCTTCCTCTATTTTACTGGTGTAATCTGTTTCCATTTTTGCATTACCTTTCTGGTGTCATGCGGTTATTTCTTAATCTAACTTATTTGGCAACTTATCTACCTTGTTAACTTGCACTCCACTTTTCTGTAAGTCATTTAAATAGCGATCTAAATATACCTTTTGTCCTTTTGATAATCCTTTGTATGCTTCTGGAGATACCCATACATTTTGTAAAGACTTTAGTATATTTGATGGCTGCTCAGTTAGCGTAAACTCTCCTGCTCTAGCCATATAAGCAGACTCAAGACCAGGCTTATCAAAATTAGGTCTGCCTTTAAGCCCCTCAGAATTTATTTGATACATAATCCCTTTGTTTTTACCTTGACCTAAAGCCATTTCAGGAGATTCAGCAAAATAAGTAATTGGACTGCCCATAGGATTATTACCTTTTGACATATCCATAAATGATTCACCGCTTACTTCTCTGTATAACTCGCCTTTTGGTAATGGTTTACTAAATCTTGTTATTTCTCCATAATCACCTAATGGCAGTTTTCTAGGAGCTGAACCAACAGCCATACTTAACGCACCTCTAGGAGCCGATCCTACAGAACCACCACCCATAACATTCATTCCAACATTAAGAGCTTCTTCTGGCGGTAAATCGTATCCTTGAGCTGCTGTGTAAGGAGCCGCTAATGCTTTTGCTGCATCGTAAATAAACTGAGGAGCAATTAATCCATATTGTTGACTATATCTCGGCAGTATACTTAAACGATCCTCTCTTGGAGCAATACCAAAAGATTCGTAAGTCTGACGCTCTAATGGAGATAGTAAACCTTGTGGTTTAGCCATATATTTCCTCGTACTTGTCAGGACGGTTAATCCGTATCCATTCTCTAGGTTCTTCGTGGCACTTTGCGTAGTCCATTCCTACTGTCTGCGATCCCGCATGATGGACATAAGCCGTACTGACAAAATGACTGAACCCTGCTTTAGATAGATCATCGCACATAATGTTATCTGAATACCAATTAGTGCTAGGGAATCTTGCTGTCTCAAACGCCTGTTTACTGATGTAAGCGAAAATAGGCGCAATAACCCCTACTTCTTTGATGTGATCTTCTGATGCCCATTTTAACCCAGAGATAGAATCATTAGTAATACTACAACGAATATTTTGATCCCAA